GTTCACGGACATTAGCTTCCATATCCGCTTGTTGGTCGGCCACCACACCACCTAATTGTTTACCTACATTTTGAGCACTCTTTAATGTACTCACGGCGCCTTGAGCACCAGTAATAATTGGATCAGACATTTAATTATACCATTAATCTGTTGACAGGAAGGACAAAAAATAGTATAATTACGATTCAAATCATCATAAGTATTTATATAATAAAGGAAATAACATGAAAATTCTAGCATTTAAATTGATTACCGGTGAAGATGTCCTTGGTGAAGTGGAATCTGAATCTGAAACCGAATTTGTACTGGAGAATCCAGTTGGTATTGCCGTTGTTCGTGGTAAAGATGGTAACCCAAATATTGGATTCACTCCATTTCCAATCCATGCCGAACAAAAATCTGGTGCCACCATTGCCATCAGTAAGAAAAGTGTAGTATACTCCTATGTTCCGGCACAAGATTTTGTTGATAATTACAGTCAAATCTTTGGTTCTGGTATTATTGTTCCACCACAAAAATCTTTGATTACAGGCTAAATTGAGTTCTTTCTATACTAATGTACAATGTTTCGGTAATAGTATTCTCTATCGAGGCATTAATAATGGTAAAAGAGTAAAGGAGAAAGTTGAATATTCTCCTTCTCTTTACATTCCTTCCAAAAAAATCACAAACTTCACCTCACTAGAAGGTGATTATCTTGACCAAAAAATCTTTGGTGATATCCGTGCAGCAAGAGATTTCGTAAAACAATTTGAAGGTGTTTCTAATGCCGGCAAAATCTATGGTCAAACTCGTTTTGAATATGCCTTTATTGCCGACCAACACTCAGGTATGGTTGATTATGACTTTGAGAAAATTCTTGTTGGTGTAATTGATATTGAGGTTGGTTCAGAGAATGGATTCCCAGACCCGTATCAAGCAAATGAACCTATTACAGCAATTGCACTAAAATATCTTAATGGTCCAATCTATGTGTTTGGCTGTGGTGACTATGAAGTTCAAGGCAAAGAAATCTATGTGAAGTGTAAAGATGAACACTCTTTATGTAAACAATTCATGTCCTTGTGGACTGGTAAGACACCAGATATTCTAACTGGTTGGAACACAAAGTTTTTTGATGAGCCATACATCATTAATCGTTTTCGTAAAATTCTTGGTGAAGATGCTACCAAGAAGTTATCTCCGTGGAATTATATTGGTGAAAGAAAGACGGTGATTAATGGCCGTGAAATGATTGCCTATAATATTATGGGTGTTGAATCACTCGATTACATCGAACTATACAAATGGTATGCTCCTGGTGGAAAGTCACAAGAGTCCTATCGCCTCGATGCCATTGCTCAAGTTGAATTAGGTGAAGGTAAAATCTCTTATGATGAATTCGATAATCTTCATGCCTTATATCGTTTGAACTATCAGAAGTTTATTGAGTATAACATTAAAGACGTTGAGCTCATTATTAAACTTGAAGAAAAGTTAAAGTTGATTGAATTAGGAGTAACTCTGGCATATGATACTAAAACAAACTTTGAAGATATCTTTGCTCAAACTCGTATGTGGGATTCAATGACATATGCCTATCTCTTTCAAAAAGATATTATTGTTCCACCAAGAATTGTTAAAGAGAAATCATCTGCGTTTGAAGGTGCCTATGTTAAAGAAGTTCAAGTTGGTAAACACGATTGGGTGGCATCATTTGACTTGAACTCTTTGTATCCTCATTTGATGATGCAATACAATATTAGTCCAGAAACACTAATTGATCCTGAAAACTATACACCAGAAATGCGTGAGGTTCTCTCCAATGGAGTTTCTGTTGATAAGTTATTGAATAAATCTGTTGACACTTCCAAACTTGTTGGTGTGACAGTAACTCCTAACGGCCAATTCTTCCGTACAGACATCATGGGTTTCTTGCCTAAGATGATGGAAGAAATGTATACTGATAGAAGTAAATTTAAAAAGTTGATGTTATCTGCTAAACAAGAATATGAAAATGAAAAAGACCCAAACAAACTCTACGAAATCGAAAAACGAATCGCTAAGTATAACAACATACAATTGGCGAAGAAAGTTTCCCTTAATTCTGCTTATGGTGCTCTTGGTAGCCAATATTTTCGTTTTTATGATTTACGAATGGCACTTGGTGTTACTACTGCTGGGCAATTAAGTATTCGTTGGATTGAGGCCAAGATAAATGCTTGGATGAATAAAATTTTGGAGACCGAAAATGTTGACTATGTTATTGCTTCTGATACTGATTCAATTTACCTACGAATGGGAGAATTGGTTAATAAATTTATTAAGGATACATCAGATAAACAAAAAGTAATTTCTCTCATGGATAAAATCTGTGAAGATAAGATGCAACCTTTTATTGATAATAGTTATAAAGAATTGGCGGACTATGTTCACGCCTATCAACAGAAGATGGAGATGAAGCGAGAAGGCCTTTCAGATAAAGGTATTTGGACTGCCAAGAAACGATATATTCTAAATGTGTATAACAATGAAGGTGTTCAATATAAAGAACCACAGATGAAGGTGATGGGTCTGGAGATGATTAAATCTTCTACACCATCTGCCATCCGTGAGAAGATGAAAGAAGCAATTCAATTAATGGTGAATGGTACAGAGAATGACATTCATAACTTTATTGCCAAATTTAAAGAAGATTTTCGTAAATTACCACCTGAGGAGATTTCTTTTCCCCGTGGTTTAAATGGCTTGAATAAATACTCCGATGCCTTATCTTTATATAAATTGGGTACACCAATTCATGTCAAAGGCGCTATTTTATATAACAACTTTTTAAACAAAAATAATCTTACCAAAAAATATCAATTAATCCAAGAAGGTGAAAAGATTAAGTTTACCTATCTGAAGATGCCAAACCCATTCAAAGATACCGTTATTTCATATCCAAACAGGTTACCAACGGAACTAGGGCTTGACAACTACATTGATTATGATTTACAATTCGACAAAGCATTCTTGGAACCAATTAAAGTTATATTGGATTGTATGAAGTGGACTACTGAAAAGGTAAGTAACTTAGAGGATTTTTTCTCATGACATTTTTAACATTATTCTGTGCATTAGCACTCTCTGGTATTGCTGCCTACTATTCTATAATTGGATTGGCAGCAATCTTTACTGGCGCATTTTGGCCAATCGTTTTCATGGGCTCGGTTTTAGAAATGAGCAAGTTGGTGACTACATCATGGTTGTATCGTAATTGGAAAACCTGCCCACTTTTATTAAAATCATACTTGACAACCGCAGTTGTTGTTTTGATGATAATCACCAGTATGGGTATTTTCGGATTCTTATCCAAAGCACACATAGATTCTACTATGGACGCTGGTGCTAATACAATTGAAATAAAAACACTAACACAACAAGAAAAAATTACCAAAGAGAGATTAGATTATCTTCTTGCTCGTGCCAAGGATCCATCAACGGCAAGTAATCGCCTCGATAAACAAATTCAAGATACTCAAAAAGAACTTACAGAAATTAATAAACGAAAGTTGCCATTACTTAAAGAGTCCAGTAAACTTACCGCCGAAGTTGGACCTATTAAATATATTGGTGATATGATTTATGGAGCAGAAGATGAAACTGGATTAGATAAAGCAGTTCGTTTGGTAATCATGTTAATTATGGTTGTATTTGATCCATTGGCTGTGTTATTATTAGTAGCTGCTAACATGAGTATGCGACAAAAAAAAGAAGGAACTCCTATAGTTAAGCAAGGAGAAATTGTTGGATTAACACCACAAGATATTCCTGTTTTTACAGAAACCGAGAAACCTGCAGAAGAATTTTTTGAGAGGGCTAAAAAGGTTTTTAGAAAATTGGATGAAGATAGAGAAACAGAAGCCTTCAAAAAACATAAAGGTATTTGGAAGAAAAAAGATTCCAATAAAGTTCAAATTGAAAAAGAAAATATTACAGAGATTGAAGAAAAAGAACCTGTAGAAGAACCTATTATAATTGATGAGGCTTCTGGTGAATCAATACCTCCAATATCTAAAGGTAAAAGAGGTTTTCCAAATAGGAAGTCAAAAGAATTAGAACCTAAGTATGATTATGAAGCGGAGTTAGCATTTAAACAAAAAGGTGAGTGATGAGTATATTAGATAAAATTAAAAAGAATAGTTCAATTAAAGATTCGGCTATTCTATCGAAGTCAAAATTCTTTACTGATAAGGATATGATTCCAACCTCGGTGCCAATTATTAATGTGGCATTGAGTGGTAAATTGGATGGTGGTTTAACTCCGGGTCTAACAATGTGGGCAGGTCCATCCAAACATTTTAAAACTGCCTTCTCATTGTTGATGGCAAAATCTTACTTGGACAAATATGAAGATGCGGCTCTTTTATTCTACGATAGTGAGTTTGGTACTCCTCAAAGTTATTTTGACAGCTTTGGCATCGATACTAATCGTGTCTTGCATACACCACTTACCGATATTGAGCAGCTTAAGTTCGACATTATGCAGCAACTTACACAGTTGGAGCGTGGCGACAGATTAATTATTATTATCGATTCGATTGGCAACTTGGCATCAAAGAAAGAAGTTGAAGATGCCTTGGCAGAAAAGTCTGTTGCCGATATGTCAAGAGCAAAACAAGTGAAATCATTATTCAGAATGGTAACACCACATCTATCACTCAAAGATATTCCAATGGTTGTAGTAAATCATACCTACATGGAAATTGGAATGTTCCCTAAAGCAATTGTTGGTGGTGGAACAGGTTCATATTATTCTGCTGATAACATCTTTATTATTGGTCGTCAACAAGAAAAAGAAGGTACTGAGGTTATTGGTTATAACTTTATTATCAATGTGGAAAAGAGTAGATATGTTCGAGAAAAATCTAAGATTCCTGTTACAGTCCGCCATGATGGTGGTATTAGTAAGTGGAGTGGCTTACTTGATATTGCACTCGATTC